CAATGGTAGCGGAGCCGGTGGGAACAGTTCTGGTGCTGGTTCTAGCACTGGGAATACTAGTTATAATGCTAAGCCAATGATGGGCAATGATGACCGTCAGGCTGCAATCATGCGTCAGTCAGCTATGGGCTACGCTGCACAGATTGTGGCAGGTACGCTGACCAGCAAGTCAGACCTAGACCAAGCCGCTTCTGATGTTGTGCGTATCGCTACTGAATACTTTGTGCCTTACGCAGAGCATGGTGTGACTGCTGATGAGACGCGCCAGCAACAAGAGAACGAGGTCAAGAACCAGCAAGCAGCTCAAGCGTCTGATGACGAAGAGTTTAACGACGAGATCCCGTTCTGATCTGAGTTAGTCCCGGTAGCTCAACTGGACAGAGCAACGGCCTTCTAAGCCGTAGGTTGCAGGTTCAAATCCTGCTCGGGACGCCATTATTGGCTATAACGCATAAAGCAAAATTATCGGATGTAGCAAATAGACATGGGCAAGACGATAAGACGACAACCAGAGTGGACACACCTTGACAATAAGGCTCCTAAAAAAAGAGTTGGACAGTCAAGGCGCTCAAGAAAGCAAGACTTTGAGCAGGAAATACAAGAGGCTCTCAGAAATGACGACTTTGATTATAGACGCTGACTCCATCGTGTATGCTGCTGCGTTTGCTGCTCAAGACTGGGCTATCTTTGATGACGAGGGGCGTCTGCACGACACCTACAGCCTAAAGGGTGATGCAAAGGATGCCGCTATTCACGCAGGTGACAGGGTAGAGCCTTTTCCTAGAGGTAATAACGATGCCATCGCTAACACTGATGCAATGATGGAGAACATTGTTGACCAGTTTGACAGTGTTGATGACATGCAAGTGTGGCTAACTATCCCTGACTTGACACAGAACTTTCGCTACACAGTAACAGATCAGTACAAAGCTAACCGCAAGAACTTTGAGAAACCTTTTCACTACCAGACTGTCAGAGATCGCTTGCTAGATCACTGGAAAGCTAACGTGAGCAGAGCAGGGTGGGAAGCTGACGATGAGCTATCTGCTGCTGGTTGGCAGGCATGGCTGAACGGTGATGAGTTGCCCGTGATCTGTTCTATTGACAAGGACTTAGACACAGTGCCGGGCTGGCATTATCGCTGGCCTACCCATAACAAGGAAGGCAACCAGTATTACCTGACAGAGCACGAGGCTGCACAATCATATTGGGCATCAGTGCTGACTGGTGATAACGCAGACAACATCAAAGGTCTGCACCGAGTAGGGCCAAAGAAAGCAATGGCTATGATTGAGGGCTGTGTAACACAGGAGGAGTTTTACAACGTATGCAAGGATAAATGGATAGAGTATCTAGGAAAGCAGGACTACACGGAAGAAGAAGCAATCGAGCAGATGCACATTAGCTGTAAGCTGCTTTACTTAATGAGAGGTAATGACGATGAAGGCTGGAGGCCACCCCAATGAACTACGAAGAAGCATTACTAGAACTAATAGACCACATTAACACTGATTACGATACAGTTGACGACATTGATACAAAAATTTTACAAGATCTTAAAGAAGAAATTGAATCTGTTTTATACGAAAGAGCATCTACTATTAACCTTTTAGCGGATATGTGGGACGACAGTTATGACGAGACCGAAGACTGAGCCACGATACCGCAGCGGATTAGAACGCAGGGTTTGTAATAACTTACGCAACAGAGACATTAAGTACAGTTACGAACCCTACAAACTTGATTACACAAAGGAGGTAAAGCAAGGATTCTGCCCTGAGTGTGGTAGCAAGCTAATGCTCAAGTGCCACCAGTACACACCGGATGTAGTGCTAAGTAACGGCATCCATGTAGAGATCAAGGGCAAGTTTACTGGTGAGATGAGAACGAAGATGATCGCAGTGCAAGAGTGTAACCCTGATGTTGACATCAGATTCTTGTTCCAGCGTGACGGATGGTGTACCAAGAATCACAAGATGCGATACAGTGATTGGTGCAAAAGAAACGGTTTTGATTATGCCATAGGCGAGGTAATACCAAGTGAGTGGATTGACTAAACGACACCTGTTTATACCGGACATTCATTGTAAGCCGGACACGGACAAGACGTACCTAAGAGCAATCGGCAACCTGATTGTAGACATGCAGCCTGACGTGGTTATACACATAGGAGATCACTGGGACATGGCAAGCCTGTCGTCCTATGAGGAAAGATCCAGTGCGTACTTCCATGACAAGACTTACCACGATGACATTGTGGCAGGACACGAGGGCATGGATGAGCTGCTAGGGCCGCTACGTAAGTACCAGAATCGCATGACGATTAACAAGAAACGCCGGTACAACCCCCGGCTTGTGTTCTGTCTTGGTAATCACGAGAACAGAATCTCACGGGCTGTACACAAAGACCCACGGCTAGAAGGCACAGTCGGCTATCACGACTTGCGGCTCAAGGAGCTAGGCTGGGAGCAGCACGGGTTCCTAGACATTGTAGAGATTGACGGTATCCTGTACTCTCACTATTTTGTTAACCCGCTGTCACTGACTAAGAACTCACTGTCTGGCAACATTGAGAACAGATTGCAGAAGGTGGGGCAGAGCTTCAGTCAGGGCCACCAGCAGATCTACCAGCACGGCATGATCCACGATGCCCTTGGTCGTCCTAAGTTGGGACTTGTGTGGGGTACCTGCTACGAACACGACGAAGACTACATGGGGCCACAGGGTAATGCTAGGTTTGATGGAGTCATGGTTAAGAACGAAGTGCGTGATGGGTTCTACTGCGGTATGCCATTGTCGCTTGACTACTTAAAGAGTAACTACCTATGAGTGAAAACACTGACATTGAGATTGACTTTAACGCAGATCTGGAAGGCATGGGCTACGAGCTTGCAGGGACTATTGAGTTCTATGAGAACCCTGAGACTGGGCTAGGTGCTTTTAGGTCACTACTGTTTAACACTACGCTTGAGGAGAACCTAGAGGCAGACAAGGACTACACGACAGGTCAGGAGCTTGTATTGATCTCACAAGCTATGCTGGAGGACTACCTAGACAGCGAGAAGCACTGATGGACGAGCTTCGTGAGGATTACATAGACAAGGTAGTAGATTATGCCAAAAGTAGTCCGGCTAAGTTTAGACACGCAGCGATCTGTCTGGACAGACAAGGAAAGATTGTTAGTTGGGCTACCAACTCTAGAAAAACTCATCCGCTCCAAGCAGAATACGCTAAGCGGCTAGGTAAGACAGAGAAGGTAAGCCTACACGCAGAGATAGCTGCCCTAATCAGATCAAGGGAAGACATTGATACGGTTGTGGTAGCTAGGATAAACAAGCGAGGTGAGCTAAGGAACAGCAAGCCTTGCCCTATATGCAGGTTGGCCTTGGAAGAGGCTGAGGTCAACGAAATTTGGTTTTCAACAGACAAAGGATTCGAGAAGTTATGACGGAATCAGCAATAACAACAAAGTCAGCACAGATTCTATCTGACATTGTCACGTTTACAAAGTACGCTAAGTACATTCCTGAGATTGGGCGGCGTGAGACTTGGGATGAGCTAGTCGAGCGTAACATGGCTATGCACATCAACAAGTACCCGAAGCTCAAGAAAGAGATTCAGGATGTGTACAAGAACTTTGTGTTCACCAAAAAGGTGCTGCCTTCGATGCGCTCGCTACAGTTCGGTGGCAAGCCTATCCAGAACAGCCCTAACCGCATCTTTAACTGTGCGTACATGCCTGTAGATCACCCTGACAGCTTCGCAGAGGCGATGTTCTTGCTGCTAGGCGGCACAGGGGTAGGGTACAGCGTACAACGTCACCACGTTGCAGAGCTGCCTGCTGTTGTAGGGCCACTGAAAAAGAACAAGCGCTTCCTGGTCGGTGACAGCATCGAGGGTTGGGCAGACGCGGTTAAGATTCTGTGTGAGGCGTACTTTAACGGTAAGCCACGGCCTGTGTTTGACTTCTCTGACATCCGGGCTAAAGGTGCAAACCTAGTCACATCAGGTGGCAA